TGGAAGATGATAGCAGCGGCAGCAGGAATTCCAACATGACTGAAATCGCATCCGCGTGGCGGACGGTTGAATGCACATGGTGGCTTAGGTTCATTGTCGCAGCGATAACAGGCGCTTTACTCGGCACGTCATTGTTGTGGATTAAAGACGTACTCACAATCGACCACCGCGCGCCGATCAGCATCGAGAAGGCCGAAGTTCTGAACAGTCCGATTCCGGACGGCGGCAAGCTTCAGGTCCGCATCTGGCGTGAGAAGGTGCGTGACGACTGCCCATTGCATAGCGTGCGGTATGCCAGCGACCACCACGGGCGGTCACACGATCTCCCCGATGCGCAAGGCGTGGGTGGGCCGAAAGATCAGCGATACGTTGATGTTCTGTACGACACCAGTTCGCTTCCGCCTGGTGCCTACTCGCTTCACGTCTCGCTGATGTACCACTGCCCCGGCCAATCGTTCCCGGTGCAACAGCCGTCCGTGTCCTTTGTCGTATCGGGAGACTAGCCATGCGGAAATCCGATCTTAATGAGTGGCGTTGGCTGATGGTTATTCTGGCGCTGACGCTGGCGTTAATGGTGGTTCTGAGCGGTGGCGCGTGGGCGTCGAACTGCCCGCCGAACACTCGCGAACTTGCGCCTCTCAAAGAGTACATGGAGCGCAGCCACGGCGAGCATCCTCGCATCATGGGCTGGATGCACGGCAAGACGCTGATCATCTACACGCACCCCGAAACCCGCGCTTGGACGGCATTCGTCATTGACGAAACGATGACCTGCGCCAAGCCGGTTGCGTCCGGTGTCGCATGGACGGAGATGGACCTACCGCCTGCGGGCGACCCTTCGTGAATACCTGAGCAGTTCACCCATTCGCTACACACGGCACGACCGTTGAGGCAGGGAGCCACTGATGGCAACTCCGGAAATTCCGAACAGCACCCTTCAGCGCACCATGAAGGTTGCGGAGGAATGCGGGTACAACCGATCCGAAGCGGCGAGGCGGCTGAAAATAGCATCAACGACAGTCCGCCGTCATTTGGAGGAAGCCGCACGGCGCGGGCTGATGGAGGCGGTTCCTGAATCGCCCGGTGATACTAGGCGCGTGCCGGACAAGGAACCGGCGCTGACCTTCCCCGAATTTCCCGACGACGAACTGCCGGATGACGAACTGGTCGAACTGATGACCAAGCAGTTCGAGCGCATCCACAAGGCACACCGGGCGCGCAAGTGGTTTGACGTGAAAGTCAACGACCCTGGCCCCATAGGAGTGATGTGGTTCGGAGACCCGCACGTAGACAACAACGGCTGCAACTGGCCCCTTCTGAAACAGCACGCCGACATATGCGCAGCCACTGACGGCATGTACGGTGCGAACATCGGTGACACGACAGACAATTGGGTCGGGCGCTTGGCGCGGCTCTATTCCGAAAGCAACCAGTCGAAAACGCGGGGCCTGCGGCTCGCTGAAATCTTCATCTCCCGCATGGGCATCGAGTGGCTTCTGATCCTGCGGGGCAACCACGATATGTGGACCGGCTCCAAGCGTGAAGACCCGTTGTCGTGGTTCAAACGTGGTGGTGCTCCGATGGAGGACTGGCAGGCGCGGTTTTGTCTCGCCTTTCCGAACGGGCGCAGAGCGCGGATATGGGCGGCGCACGACTTCCCCGGCCACTCGTGGTTCAACCCGCTGCACGGCGCCAAGCGGGCAGAACTGAAGGGCAATGACGCGAACCTGTATGTCTGCGGTCACAAACACAATTGGGCGATCCAGAGCCAAGAAAACCCGGACACGAACCGGGTGTCATGGTTTGCGCGGTGCCGTGGGTACAAATATATCGACAAGTACGGCGAGAACCTTGGGAACGAAGCGCAGATGGAGGGTGCTGCCATCACCTCCATCTTTGACCCGCACGCGGTGTCGGAAAGCGGCTTCGTTCAGTGCTTCTCCGATCCTGGCGAGGCGGCGGACTTCCTAACGTGGAAGCGCAGGCGGGCTGCGTGAGCGTCGTTGGTTATTTCAGGTTCCATCGCGTCGAAGATCCAATCCCCGAAGGGTGGAGCGACAACGGACCAGCGCCGGGGCATCACGCCATTCGCGCACGGGTTATCAAGCAGGACGGTGTAATGATCGACTGGACGTTTATCGGGCAGCTAGAGGGCTTTCGCACGCGCGGCTATGTGCCAGATCAGGGGTCTTCTCAGTCTGGCGTGACCATCGGCATGGGCGTTGATTTAGGCCATTGGACTGCGGACCAGCTACGCCGTCGCCGGGTTCCGGATGCGGTTATCCGCAAGGTGTCGCCCTATCTCGGATTGCGGGGCGACGACGCGATTGAAGTGGCTGGCGAGTTGATGCTTCACGAACTGGATGCGGAAATCCTGTCATCCTGCATCCAAGGTGACATCGTGGACGCGCTGAAGTCCAGATATGGACGCGCGCAAAAAGCGGGCACGCTGAAATGGGATTATCTCCCGTCCGCGCCCGCGACCGTCGTCACGTCCGTCGCTTTTCAGTATGGGCCTGCGTTGTCGGTGCGAACGCCGAAGTTCTGGCGAGCGGTGGTCCACAACGACTGGACCGCGATGCTTGCCGAACTCCGGAACTTTGGAGATCGGTACAAGACACGGCGGAACCGTGAAGCCGACCACCTTGAACGAGTAATCAGCGTTTAACCACAGGAGAATACCCATGAACAAGATCATTGCCCGCCTGCGTGAGCCGTCCACTTATGCCGGTATCGCCGCGCTGTTCGCATCCATTGGCCTTGCCGGTCTGTCCGAAGATCAGTGGACGCAGGTTCTCGCCGCTGTTCCCGCCGTTCTCGGTGCCGTCGCCGTGTTCCTGAAAGACCCCGGCTCTAACGAATGACATGGGCCACGATAGCGGCGGCGTTCCTCCGGTTTGTGAACGCCGTCGCTGAATACCTTAACCGCAAGCAACTCATCGACGCAGGGAGGGCCGTGGAGCGTGATAAGGGCCACACAGACACCGACCGTCGCGTTGATGCTGGCAGGGCTGCTGCTGACGCTCACAGGGTGCCAGACGACAGGGAATACCGTGACTGACGCCGGGTGCCAGATATGGCGGGAGTACGGCGTCAAGCCATCACGGGCGGATACACCAGAGACGCAAGACGGGCTTATCCGGTTGAACAGAGGGATGGAGGCGGCTTGCTAGGCGCGCCTCCTCTGTCAGTCGGTCGTTAAAGTGTCTCGCGCTTTCCGAGCCTTCATGAGGCCAAGACCGCGTTCAAACATCCAGCCGATCCAATAAGCCTGCGCTGGCGTTAGGTCAGCATCGTCGGCTGGCATCGGCGGGATGCCCTCTGGCTCTTTGAACGTGGAAGCCAGCCGGTAGTCGCGCCTCCCGCGGTCAAAGGCGGTTTCTAAGGACGACACCACGGCGCCCACTGTTCCCTCCTATGTTAGTCGGTGTCGATGATGTCGCCCGCAAGGGCGGCGTGATCCGGCGCCACTTCACGCAGCGCGGCCTCCAGTCGCTCGACCTTGCGGGCCATCTGCCAGACCGCGCCAGCAAACCCGCCGTCGCCGTCATCGCGCATGAAGCGATGAGCGGTCTCGTCTTTGTCAAAAACCTCTACCACTCGCATGTAACCAAACTCCGCGCCGCTATCGGCCATCGGGTGCTCCTTAGTTGGTCACTTAAAAATTAGCCAGCGCAGCGCCAGTCGCCACCAAGGCTTTCGACGAAACCATGGATACCCGTCCGAGCAGAACCCCACCAAATCCCAGCCGAAAGCGTCCGCTTGGTTTGGATTGCCTAGATCGCTTTTCGGGTGGGCGCGCAGGTATTTGGGGGGCCGGTAGGACATCTCCGGTGGGCCGCCTAAGCGGCGGCCCGTTCGTTGTTGCGCTGCCGAGCCTCGGAGGCCCAGCGCTGGTACTGGTATGCGCTCTGGACGCTATCGTCGGCGCGTTCGCCGCGAAGCCACTGGACCTGAGCAAAAGCGGCGTGAAGGTCGGCGGCGTTTTGGAGGGCTTCGGTCTTGGTCATCGGTCGTCTCCGTGGTGTTCGTCTGTCCTGTTTATCAATATAGGTGCGGCATTCCCCCTTGTCAACAACCCTATTCGCCATTATGTTGGGGCCTAGTTCAAAACTGCCCCGAAAACTGGTTTCGATAGGATTGGGATGTCGGACGTTCAGTGGAATCTCATCGGCTACGCCCGCGTCTCGACCGATGACCAGAACCTTGACCTGCAACGGGACGCGCTGATCCGCGCTGGCGTCCACCCCGGCAAAATCTATGAGGAATACGTCTCCGGTGTCGCAAAGCGGCGCCCGCAGCTTGTCGAGTGCGTGAAGGTGCTTGGCGAGGGCGACGTGCTGGTGATCTGGAAACTGGACCGCCTGGGGCGCGACCTGAT